AAGTAATGTTCATTGAAAACGCACTGAAAAGTTATGTGATTGAAGCCGTGCTTCAAGATAGCAAATCAGAAAATCTCGATGTCGTTTTCAATAAATCCATTACTGCTTATCAGTCCTACGCTCCTGGAAGCCAACAGTACCACAAGCAATATGCAAAGCGGATGACCCTCAAGGGAAAAATCAATAATGCACTTTTGCGTGATTACTCAAATCAGAAGCAAACTGTCAACCATTTCTTTGATACTGACCGCCCAATTCCTATTTGGGCTGTTTTTGAATCACTGACGTTGGGAGAGTTTGGTACTTTTTTCGCCTGCTCAAATGCAAATGTCAAATTGAAGACTTCGAGCATACTTCACTTGCCAAGCAATCTGGATTCAGATGGAAAAATCACCGAATACATGATTTACGCTGTCAAAGATTTACGAAACGCTGTTGCACATAACAACACCATCTTTGATACTCGTTTTCAGACAAGTACAATAAACAAACGCCTTATTTCGCTTCTTGAAACAGAAGTAGGCATTACAGGTCTTGACTTCAAATACATTGACGCCTACATAATCCTGATTACTTACATATTACGAAAGATGGGAGAAACCAAAACGGCCTGTAAGCAATTTGTGAGTTCCTTTATTGATTGCACAGACTTATTAAGAACTCAGATTTCGCCCAACATTTGCAATCAGATTTTGGGAACTCAGCAGCGCGCACACTTAAACCAGCTTCAAAATTTCATCAGCAATTCTTAAAACCTCTTGCATAATTTCTCCCCATGTGGTATATTATAGCTATGAATTGCGGTGGTCGTCTTCGGACAACACCTTGAAAGAGCCTGATGCGTCGGGCTCTTTTTTCTTTTGTCTTTTTTACTGTTTCTCCAGTTCTGGCAGACCGGCAAGGCTGGTACCAAAGGACGCAACACCTGCCACAATAGCCGCGCTGCCAACTGCAACCCAGTCCACAGTGCCGCCGGGCATCTGTGTCACGACCAGAGCCGCACCAGTCTGGAACATCGTCTTTGCAGCACGGATGCCGGCTGCCTTCCACCATTCTGCACTCATCAGATACTTCATTGTGTTTTCCTCCAAATCTTCATATCAAAAAACGATCATGTCACGTTCGTCGTAGACGCTTCCCTGCTGCTGACCTTCATTTCGGATGCAGCGGTCCAGTGCCATGATCGCAGCGACGATACCATCGATTTTCTCCGGCGACTTCGCCTTGGTCGGCTTGATGTTGCCAGCCGGGTCGGTATCCACGACCACATTCCCCGCCATCCATGCCATAACCGGATTGCCGCCGTGGATGATCCTGCCTTCCATCAGGAGCTTGTAGAACTCCTTGGTAGGCGGGCTCATATCTTTAAAGCCCTGACCGAAAGGAACGACTGTGAATCCCATCCCCTCAAGGTTCTGGGTCATCTGCACGGCTCCCCATCGGTCAAAGGCAATCTCTAAAATATGGTAGGTCTTGCCTAGTTCCTCGATGACCTTTTCAATAAATCCGTAGTGGATGACATTGCCTTCTGTCGCCATCAGGTAGCCCTGCTGATACCAGACATCATACGGAACGGATGCCCTGCGCACCCGCTGGGGGATCGTATCCTCCGGTATCCAGAAAAACGGAAGCATGATGTACTTCTCCTCTGGAACTCTGGGCGGGAACATCAGCACAAAAGCCGTGATGTCTCCAGTGCTGGACAAGTCCAGTCCTCCATAACAGTCACGGCCTTTAAGTGCTTCCATATCGATTGGCTGATTGCCGAGGTCATAGATGTGTTCCGGGATAAACCGGGTCAGCGAGGACACCCACATGTTCAGACGAAGTTGCTTGAACACATTCTCCTCTGCCGGGTTATCCAGTGCTTCCTGATATGCATCCCGGACACGCTGGATCTGAATGGTCTGCCCCAATGAGGGATTTGCCTTATACCAGTTGGCTTCATCATGCCAGTCATCCTCATCTGTCAGTCCATAGACCACAGGATAAAAGGTGTGGTCGATCTTACGTCCAGCCAGCAGGTCAAGGGCTTTCATGTGGAGCTCGTAGCAGATGCTCTCCTTGTCCGTGCCGGCCGTGGTGATCAGGAAGAACAACGGCTGCTCACGGGCATCACCGGAACCTTTGGTAAGGACATCGTAGAGTTTTCGGTTTGGCTGGGCATGAACCTCATCCAGCACCAGACCTGACACGTTCAGACCGTGCTTCGTACCAACTTCGGCAGACAGAACCTGATAAAATCCTGCGTTCCCGTAGTTCACGATGCGCTTGGTGGCTGCCATGATCTTGCACCGTTTCAAAAGTGCCGGGGTCATCTGCACCATTTGGTGGGCAACATCAAAAACAATGGATGCCTGCTGGCGGTCAGCCGCCGCACCATAGACTTCGGCAGATGGCTCATTATCGGCAAAAAGCAGATACAGAGCCACCGCAGCGGCAAGTTCGGACTTGCCGTTCTTCTTACCTATTTCGACATAAGCCGTGCGAAACTGACGGTTTCCCTTTTCATCCACGATGCCGAACACATCCCGGATGATCTGCTCCTGCCAAGGAAGCAGCCAGAACCGCTTGCCCGCCCACTTGCCTTTGGTATGACGCAGGTTTTCGATAAAAGTCACTGCCCGGTCTGCTTTTGCGGCATCGTAATGGCAGGTCGGAAGCATGAACCGGCTGGGTTTGTAGTCCTTCAGTTTCGGATAGTTTTGGGGTCTGCACTCTGCCATCAGCTTCCACCTCCTCCCAGCAGATTCTCCATCTCATCAGCTGCATCCGCAGGACCGCCGTCCGAAGCAATGATCCGGCTTCGGGAGGACGGGGTCAGACCGAACTGCTCTGCAAACTTGTTCATGATCTTCAGATAGGTCTGGGCGATGGACACCTGCGGCACCTGCTGCCAGTACCCGGACGGGGTCTTGACGATAGTGCCGTGCTGGGTGATGAACTCCTCTGCCTCCTTCCATCGGGCATACGCCTGACAGTAACCGGCAAAGGCCGCCATGTCCACTTCGGTCAGGATGCCGATGGCTTCCATCTGTTTGGCAAGTCTACGCCACTCTTTCTTTGCTTCCGGCTCCAGCCACTTCGGACAGGCCGGTGCTTTCTTGTTGGGCTTCGGTTCGCTGGTGTTCAGCGGATGCTTGCCCGGATTGCCTTCCAGCTCCTTCATGGCGGTCGGCTTTGGTTTTCTGCCTCTGGTAGCCATTGGCTTCCCCTCCCTTCTGTAAAAATGGGTAAAGAAAAAGGACCTCCGAAGAAGTCCTTAAAATATCATTTTCCCAAACGAGAAACTTTTTCGTATGA